ACAATAGCATGATCGGTGATTAATGTATTGAAAATAATTATTGACATGTTTATGTCAATTCATGTTTCAAAGGTTCAAATTTAAACTCATGATAACACTCACGACATTTCCATTTTGCCAACATACGCTGATCAATAAGTTGAATCTGATTAGAGCGGCAGACGGGACATTTTTGATGAAATGCCCTTGTGAGGAAATCCCGCCTTGCCTGTAACATATGTGCCATATCCATCATGGCATGAAAATTATGCAGCATTCTTGCTTGTCTCATTTTAAAACTCTTGCCAAGGATTACCCACAATGATTACCTTAAGTCCAATTGCTTGCCATTGGCGCACAACTTGCGGGCGATCATCAATCACGCAGCCAACATCATAATGAGGTGCTACACATGACCAAAACAGTTCGTTTTTGACAATAGAATCTTTCCGAAGATCTTGAGCAGAACGCATAAACATTGCTGAATATGGAACATCATGCTTTTCCAGCCATTCTTCTGTTTTAGCACGACTCACAGAATCACGACCACTCATGATAACGATTTCATATCCTTGCATGTAAAATCCACGCACAATAGCATAAACCGCAGGATCAAGTGTATCTTCATCAACCCGTGACCATTCAAAAGCGCTACGCTTATCCATATGTGCAAGAGTACCATCAAGATCTACCATGATTGCTTTGCGTGACCCAGCAACAGGAACATACTTCTCACCAAAGTTCTTCATGTCTTGATACTGCATCCACTGCTTATAGATAACTTGATGCCCTACACCATCAGGACGAGCAGCATCACGCTTCCATGCCTTTTCTAGTGAAACATCAAATACTCGTACCTCAATATCATCTCGGTTGATTCCATAATCCGAAACCATCTTGTTGATCATTGCATCACGCCGACCTTTGTCAAGGTTAGTGTCAGCACAGATAATAGTGTCGTATTTAGATTTTACACCAGACTCAAACTCTCCCCACCACATATCAGTAACAAGGTTTTCATCTTTGCCAAACTTCCACACCTTCCAGATATTAGTGGAAGTTCCACGATGATTGTACCCCTTCAGACCGTTATTCAATGTGCGGTCGATAAGGATCTGATGCCGAATCCAATCACGACATACAATGTGAACCTTAGTCGGGCACTTTTTGTATTCTTCGTCAGCAAAGGTCGATTTACCTGAGCACGAAATTCCAACAGTTATAATAACTTTAGTCATTGTTCATCACCAAAATAAATTCTTTCAACAACGTAATTTTTTGAGTCATTGTCACTTCATTAAACGCATGAATCACATTACCACCACATTTGCGAGCTTTGAATAGCACACCCGAAAATGACAAATCTTTAACTGCCATTGCAAAGTCTTTTTGTGATTCAACATCTCGAAATTCATCATATGCAAGAGTCATTTGTTCCATCATTCTTTCCAGAGCATCAACTACAGGTTGGAACAAAAATCTTTCGCCTTCAAATACAGTCAAATATTCTTCATGTTCATTCAACAATACCAACTCTGCAATGTTATTGAATGTCGGCGCACCATTACCCCGCAACCGATGCAAAGCAACATATGCTGGAGACTTGATTTTAACACGGTTACCAGTCGTATTACACCGTACTACATAACCTTCTTCAGTCGATGGCAAATCTTGCACTGCATTCAAGCAATCTTCAGCAGACGACAGTTGATACACTTTCGGCAACCGTACATTCATGCCATGATGTAACAATTTGTCACAAATTTCTTTTAAATTTTCCATAATTTTATTATAAATAATATAACAATTCAATTTTCAGGAATAACAATGTTTAAACCAACTTTTCTATACATTAAACAACATACCGTTACTGGTAAACTTTACTTTGGTAAAACCACTCAAAATCCAGAAAAGTATAAAGGTTCTGGTATTTATTGGCAAAATCATATCAATAAACATGGTAAAGAACATGTAGTGAATTTATGGTATTGTTTGTTTTATGACGAACAAGATTGTAAAGATTTTGCATTAAATTTCTCCAAACAAAATGATATTGTAGAATCTGTTAATTGGGCGAATCAAATATTTGAAAATGGAATTGATGGTGGTTCAACATCTGGATTTGGAAATGGGGTTTTTGGTAAAAAAATAAAAAATCGTAAAAAAATATCAAACGAATCACACGAGAAAATGAAAACTTCTGCAAAATTACGAATTCAAAGAGATGGTGTTTATATACCAACAAAAAACGATAAACAAAAAATATCAGAAACATTGAAATTAAAATATAAATCAGGAGAAATTATAAATCCTATGACTGGAAAATTTGGTGAAAAACATCCGGCATTTGGAATTAAACATTCTATAGAATCTAAACAAATACGAAGTGTTAAACTTTCTGGTGAAGGAAACGGAATGTATGGGAAACATCACACATCTGAAAGAAATAAACATATGAGTGAAAAAATGACTGGATTTAAACATAAACAAGTCGAATGTCCTCACTGTCATAAAATAGGTGGTGAGACAAGTATGAAAAGATGGCATTTTGATAAATGTAAACTTAAACCAATTCTTCACCAGTCAAATTGTGAATTACCGCCAACAGTACAACCATTGGAACATCGTATCTAGTAACAATTCTATTCCATGGAGATATATACTCCATTACATATGTAAAATTCTTACTAAATGATGCCATACACAATTGAAACTGATCTTCAGTAAAATTCATTGCATCAAGAATTGCCTCTCTAAAAGTCCAATCTTGCTTTAATCCGAATACATGATTCACTTCAGCGTATGCAGAACCACGAGTACCTATTTCCCACCGTTCAGTCTTGTTGCAAAAATATACTTTGACGAGGGAACCATCGCACTTTTCATAAACCCTAACATCAGCAAAAGAAAAAGTTTCTCTTGTGTCGGATTCACCATAGTTGAAAAAGCGAGTAAAAGGACGGCACACAACTTCAAAATTTTCATTGAGAATTAGACCTCGACATTCATTTACAACAGGATGATTTTTCGGAGACTCGATCTGATTATAGTTCAAAACTCGCAGACCGTTATCGTATTCTTTCACGATAACACCAAGCTCATCTGTCAGAGCTTGCCATCCTTTTTCTTGCAAAAATCTTTGAACATTCATATCAATCTCACTTTATTTGGTGCTCGGAGAGGGATTTGAACCCTCATGCCTTGCGGCGACGGATTTTTTTGAACGGACTCGATAATTTGAATCCGTTCCGTAGAAGTCCGTTGTGTATACCAGTTCCACCACCCGAGCATATTATTATTTATTTGATTCGCCACACACCAAAAGTATGTTCGTCAATTTTTCGCATAGCCAATTTTACCTGCACAACTCGAGCACGATACACCCAAGTCGCTCGTTTAAATTCAGTTGCAGGCACTTTAAACATATCTCCAACCTTCATTGCTTTAAGCAATGAATCACCTGCAGAATTCCTCACATGCGGAATCGGAACATTTTTAACGATGCTATAAAAATCAGTTTTCTTTGCAGCCATGATATATTTTATCCTCAATGATAATTGAATGCGGGGATTTTCACCCCGCTACGTTATTAGGCAGCGGCGCCCATCTTCCGCAGAGTCTTCACAGACACCGCAACGAGTTTGGCTTTCTTCTCTTGCAGTTTCGCTTCCATGCGAACAAGACGTTCCATTGCCGCAGCTTTGCGAGTCGCAAGTTTAGTTTCACGTTCTTGTTTCTTCGCAGCGACAGCAGTACGTTTTTCTTCACGCACTTTTGCCTTTTCGTTTTTCGCTGCATCACGCATCAACTTCGCAGCAAATTTGGCGGATTTCTTCGCCTCGACGGTTGCAGCTTTTTCAGTCTTTGCAGCCGCTTTCGCTTTGATCGTAGCAACCTTGAGACCACGTTTTTCTGCCAACAGAACAGACAGAGTGGCACGGGTTTTGGCGATTTTTTGTTCAACGGTAAGAGCTTTGGTCATTTTTTTCTCCATGATAAAGGATATTCACAAACACATCAAATTAACCAGGATTCGGTGTGTCATTCGTTATTGCATGAATCCATTATATCGATTTCTTGATTAAAGTCAATATATCATGTAAGTTGTTGATGTTATTAAAATAAAAACATATAAATATTTGATAGCCACGAGATTACTGTCTCTGCTATCTCTAGTCATTCTGCAGAAAGGAACTTCCATGACCAGCACCAATATTTATTACGTCTATGCATACATTCGCTCCAAAGATTCATCAACAGCCAAAGCAGGCACTCCATATTACATTGGTAAAGGAACAGGTTATAGAGCATTTAAATCATCAAAAACTGGAAAACATTCTGGTGTTTTTATTCCTAAAAACAAAAAATTTATAAAAATTTTAGAAACGAATTTGACCGAAGTAGGCGCATTAGCTTTAGAACGAAGATTAATTAAATGGTGGGGCAGAGAAGATTTAAATGAAGGAATTTTATTAAACAGAACAAACGGTGGTGATGGGGGAACTGGTTTGATTCAATCGATTGAATCAAATATAGCAAAATCAAATAAAATGCGTGGAATATTAAAAGGGCCCCAATCAGAATCACATAAAAGAAATAGAGCATTAACAAAATGTAAATTACATGTGATTAATAATATAATTTATAAATCTAGATTAGATGCAGCGAAAGCTTTAAATATGTCACCTGGAACAGTATCAAATAGATGTAAATCGACGAGTTCTCAATGGGAATTTTGGACTTGTTGATTTTCGTAATCGTGTCGCGCAGCAATTAAATAATCTTTAATAAATTTTGTTGGTTTCCACCCCAAAGCTTCAACTTTTGCAGTACATAATCTAGCACTCATTCTATTTCCCTGTTTTTCAGGGATTAATTCATAATCAACACCTAGCATATTAGCTATTTCTATTATAGAATATGCTTCAAAATTTCCAATACCGTAATCATCACCATGACCGTGCTCACCTACAAGAATTAAACCGTTGATTGTGTCTTCTACATGAGTAAAATTTCGTAATTGAGTGCCTGGACTAGTTATAGTAATTTTCTCATTACATTTCATTTTTTGTATAAATTTAGCTATTACAGTTGCATACTTACCTGTTGAAATTTCATTTGGGCCGAAATTATTGTAAAAATATGTAATAGCATAATCAAGTCCAAACCATTCGCCATAATTTTGCACTAATTGAGTGTTTGATGATTTTGTCCATGCATATGGTGATTGATTAGGGCCCATTGCATCATCAGTAAATTTAGTTGATGATCCAGCATAAATTAATTTAGCATTGATTTTTCTAGCAAATTCAAGTACTGCAAATGTTCCATCTTTGTTTGATTTCCACACTTTTGCAATATCATCAAACGATTGCTCTACTCGTGAATATTCACCAAGATGATAGATAATATCTGGAACAAATTTCCATGATGTTGCATCTAATTGTGTAGTGTCTGCATCAATATAATGCACACCATCCACATGATTATCGCGAGACCCAGTTGAATAATTATCAAGTGACCAAACAGTATTATTTGAATCTTTTACTAATTCAGCACACAAATTACTTCCGATAAAACCAGCACCACCAGTTACAAGTATTTTATTCATAATTTCACCCAATATTGAGGTTTGTTATTCCAACACTTAGGATATACTTGATCGTATCCATATTCAATCAAATATTCTTTTAAATTTTCCTTTGAAATATAATCAAGATTAATCATTCATTTTCTCCTCCATCAATCCAACGATACAAACTATCTTCAAAACGATCAAGCACTGGATACCAAATCGCTTTTGTTTTTGTGCTGATATTTTGATCTAACAATTTAACAAATGCATCCAAATCTTCTTGATTGCGGAATCGTACCTTCAATAAATGAAATTCCTTCTTTTCCTTTTGATTGAATTCTGGCATGTTATCCCAACCATATGGAGTTTCCTCTTTTTCATCACCAGATAAAACAAACAAATTAGTATCATTTACATCAAACGGAATTATTTTCGCCATATTAATCTTCTCCTAAAATTTCTTCACAATCTTCATCTTCTGGTTCAATGGTGTTATCAATACTGTATTTTGCTTCGATAGTTTCTTTATTTAATTTAGCAAATTTCATACCATATTCATTGAATCCTTTGGGAATATTTAGTCCTTCTTTTAATATGAGTTTATTTTCTCTTTGAAATTTACTATAATCAACAAAATGATGCCAACGACCATATCGCTGCACTATTTCAACTACATCTGGATGTTGATCTTTAAGCGATTTAGCAAATGTATATCGATTGTCAAATTCTGCTTGATTACCAACCTTATATACTTCTTCTGTATTGCCACCCTTCATTGAATGAGTGCCTGCCTTACCACAAAGGAAAGCATTAAACAAAATAGTACAATGACCATCTTTCATAATACGCAATGACAAATCTGTATCCTCATTATACCGCCCTCTAAATTTATATAAAGGATTATGTTTTAATAACATGCACGAATACACCCTAGTATTCAAATAATATGGCGGTCGTTTAGCAGTCTTTGGAGTGAAAAAAACATATTGCATTCCCGATATTTGAACATTCTCATATCTATCAACAAAATCTTCACAAGCTCTAAAAGTCGCATCAGACGTTACTTTTGTACGATAGTTATTATTAAGTCTAAAAAAATATTTAATATTATCATCTAAAATCCATGATGCTTCATTACCCTCATTTTTTGAGGTTTCAATAATAAAATTTCTAGCTGGAATTCCACCCCCAGCGGCATGATTTTCGTCTGATATTGCATATAAAGGATTTTCACGAAAATCTGTAGGCATTGCAACAACTTTTTTTGGATCAATCACTGCTGCATAATTATCATATTCTTGATCTTCTACAGCAATACGATAAGGAATATTCATCATTTCAAGAGTTTTGCTTGTCTGACGGGAATCCCATCTACCCTTCGATAAAATCCAAATTGGATAACGTGTACTCATATTTTCTCCCTCATTACAATAAAATTATTATATTACACAAGATATTTAGTGTCAAATTAAACAAAGTATAAATAATAATGCCGATCACGATGTTGGCACATCTATCGGCTCTAGTCATTCTAAAGAAAGGAATTTCCATGACCAGCACCAATATTTATCATTACGTTTATAGAATAACAAACCTTGTCAGTAACAAACATTATTATGGCAAGCGATCAAGCAAAAATGAACCTCATCTAGACATCGGCAAGAAATATTTTAGTTCTAGTAAAGATAAACAATTCATCCAAGATCAAAAAGAACATCCCCAAAATTTTAAATATAAAATAATTATGATGTTTGAATCATCAAGAAAAGCATGTGAATTTGAATCTAGATTACATTATAAATTTGACGTTGGAAATAATGTTAATTTTTATAACAGAGTAAAACAAACTGCTAATGGATTTGATTCAACTGGTAAAACTATAGTTAAAGACGAATTCGATAATCATTTCATGGTGTCTATCAATGATCCAAGATTTTTATCTGGTGAATTAATTTCTTTAACAAAAAATAAAGTTGCAGTAAAAGACAATTTTGGTAAATGTTTTTTAATACCAAAAAATGATCCAAGATATTTGAATAAAGAATTAATACCAATCAGTGTCGGAAGAAAAATATCAGACGAACAAAAGAAAAAACTATCTATAAAAATGAAGGGTAGAATTAAATCAACAGAAACATGTAAAAAAATAAGTGAAACCCAAAACAAAAATAAATCACACGTTGGTTCAAATAATTCTAGATTCAAATATTTCTATCATACACCGTGGGGAATATACGATTCTCCTGCAGCATTAGAACCAAATTTTTCTATGACAAAAATGAAAAATTTTTGCATTAATAATAATAGAATTTTATCAAAATTAGTGTATAAAAATTCTGAAAAATTAAAAAATACTTTTAATGAATCATGTATAGGCAAAACATATGCTGAACTTGGTTTTGGAGTTAATTTAAATCAAAAAGGTTCGCCACCAAGAACTTTCACTACTGCTAACGCTTGTGCTTTAGCATCTTCGAGTGCATCATGATAATTTCCAGCTGATTCTCTTTCTTTTTTGAGATCATAATCTGCCAAATTCATCACTGTCCTTGAACACATACCATGCCAATATTTCCATGGTTCTGGTTTATTCAAAACCTTCTTGTATGCGAAACTTAAAATGGGTTGGTCAAATGATGCACCATGCGACCATGTGAAAAGTGATTTAGGCCCAAACCAATCAGAAAATTTATTCAATGCTTCATCAATGGGTACAGGATCAACCATCCATGCTTGTCGTGCTTCTTTGCTTTGTTTTCCCCACCATGTTATAGTTTCTTTATCGATATACAAACCATGTGCTTTACATGATGCAGCATCAACATTAATTTTGAATGTATCGACAATTGGTCCACCTTCAAATTGAAACTTTACAGCACCAATTGAAATGATAGCAGCATCAGCACGAGCAGCGAGAGTTTCAAGGTCAAACATCACATTTATTTCTTTGTAAAATGATTTCATTCTAAATACTCTTTCCATTTTTTAGGAAAATTACAATTTGTCGGTGAATCAATAAACAATGGTGCAATATCACTATCTTTATAACCAGCAAGTCCGCATCCAATTCTGGTGATGAAAAATTCAATGTTCAATTTTGCCATCTGGTTTGCATATCGCTTAAACGAATCAACATGCATTGAAATATCATCTAGAGACATTGTCTCAATATTTTTGTCTTTGGTAGGAATGGCATATGATTCACCATGCAATCCTATTCCTTTACCGTATTCTGCTCCATATGACTGCATCGCTTTCTTTGCTGCACCGGCGCCATGAATACCTGCCAAATTTGATCCAAATACAAACACCATCATATGATCTGCATTCTCATCTGGCAATGTGCCATCCTTATGATATTTGTATTTCATTTCTTCCCCAATGATACATTTGATCTGTTGTATTGACCACCTTTGAGAATCCATTTATCACCAAGATACTCAATCGCCTTTTTATGTTTTGCTTCTAAATCGTCTGCAAACTTTTTGATTTCTTTATTCGCCCAATCATCATCAGCTTGTTTAACTTTTTTATTCAACCAATTCCACATAATAAAATCTCCTCAGATATATTGATTAAAGTACTTATTAACTGCAACCGCATTATGTCCAGTTGCGGCAAATGATACACACTCACTTAATTCTTTTACTAAAGGCGACAGCATAGTTTGATGATAATTTTTTCCTCCTAACATTCTAAACTCCACATATGGCAAATGAGTTATCAATTTACTTACATTAGTAGTTAAATACTTCTCATCAAAAAACTTTGATACGTTAGTAGCATATTTCAACTCATGATCATCATCTACATATTCTCCATTGGATGCTGCTTTTATCAACGATAATGCATTATACTTGAATGTCCGTTTTTTGTCAAGAGCAAGTTTCCTGTCTCGCAAAATACGTTTAGCTATTTGTTCAAAATAATATGACCACGGAACACAATAAGGATTGTCTTCTCTGTTATAAGTTTTAGCAAACTTGAACTCATCTACAACTGATATTAGAGTAGCAGAATCAAATTTTTTCATAGAAGGTGCAGACACATTGACATGAAACCCACACGATTTATTTGTCACAGTCATAGTACTCATCATATAATCTTGAAACTTATTTAATACGTCAATTGCTTTATTTTGTGGCAAAGGCGGTGTAATAATCTCCCATGCATTCCACGAATCCTCTACTCTAGTAAATTTATCTCTCTTTATAGAGCAATCAGTGGTAATTTCAATTTTTTGCGACAACCTCTTTCCGAACATTTTATGTAAATCATTTTCAATTTCATCTTCATTAAGTAGTGACAAGAACTCAAGCTCGAACCCAATAATATTCATTGATCCTCCATTATGTATTTTGCAAAACGTACCTTTCAATAGTGTTCTTTGTTTTCAATACTTTCTCATCGTATCCATTAGGCTTACTCATTGAGCCATTGTAGCACAGTAATCCTTTACTTACTGTTTTGAAATTTTGGATACATTCTTTTAAAATTGCTGTTCCTAAATACACATTAGTTTCAATGTTAAAAAGTTCTGGTGTTCCTACATCTTCTTTCGCCTTTTTAATTCTTGCAAGATGCCATGATGGTATTACTTGCATCAATCCAAGTGCTCCGGCACTACTTATAGCATGTTTATCAAACCTAGATTCAGTTTGTGCAGTTGCTACAATTAATGACAAATCTATCTTGAATTCCTTTGACCATTTACTCATTGACATAATTATATCAATGGCTTCCTTTTCTGTCAAAGATTTGTTAGTGGACTGGACATATTCTATTAGAGCAGCCTCTTCAAACGCAAAAACCTTCCCCACGACCGTAGTCTTGGTATGGTTTGAAAACATTGCATTGGCTGTGAGAAAGGTACCAAATATAAAGGTTGCTAACAAGGCTTTTAGTCTAAGCCATTTGGACCATTTGCTTCTCAAATAAAATCTGCCATCGTGAAGATAATAATCTTCTCTTGGTGGTATATTTGTACGCATAATAATATATATGCAAACAAGAATCTTGGTCCGCCAGGTCTGATTTGAACAGACGATCAACGAATTATTAGTAGCACTCGATTTTATCAAATGCTAGAAAGAGTTCGCTGCTTTAACCACTAAGCTACTGGCGGATTATGTTTAAGTTAAAAAGAATCGTTTAAGTGCCCATGTGTAAAAATAATCATCGACTTTGAATTGACTACCCTCTGAACTTTCATTTTTACAAGGGCGACCGCGGCCTCGACGTTTTACAATTACTTTCTTTTCGAGAGGATTACCATCTTCATCAACTTGAAATTCAGAACCATAAGATCCATAATGTGTAGTTACATTCATATCATCCTCCATTTTTCAATTAACATAAATAATAATGCCGATCACGATGTTGGCACATCTATCGGCTCTAGTCATTCTACAAAAAGGAATTTCCATGACCAGCACCAATATTTATAAACCAACTTTTCTTTACATCAAACAGCATATTATTACTGGTAAATTGTATTTTGGTAAAACCACTCAAAATCCAGAAAAATATTTTGGATCTGGAGTTCATTGGAAACGACATATCAATAAACATGGTAAAGAACATGTCGTAAATTTATGGTATTGCTTGTTTTATGATGAACAAGATTGTAAAGAATTTGCATTAAATTTCTCCAAACAACAAAATATAGTAGAATCAAAAGAATGGTTGAATTTACATGAAGAAAATGGAACTGATGGGGCACCGGTCGGACATCCTGGTCATATATTTTCAGAACAAGAATTAAAAAAAATTAGCATTTCATCAAAGAAAAATTGGAATGATCAAACATATCGTGAAAACATGAATGAAAAAAGAAAAGAATCTTGGACAATTGAAAGAAAACAAAAACAATCTATAAAAATGCTTAATACAAAACGACCATTGCATTCGGAAATAATGAAACAAAAACCTCTCAATAAAAAATTTAACAGAAAAGGATTGACTAATTCCATAGATCATAATCAAAAAATATCTAATGCACTAAAAGAAACCCCAAAAACGGAAGAACATAAACAAAAATTAAGAAAACCAAAACCTTTAATAGTCACTAGAATATGTGATAAAAAATTAATGGCTATTGGTAATTTTATGAATTGGTTTAAAAATCAACCACCAATTGAAATGAGATAGAGATTACTCACAGCCTTGAAGTGCTTTTGGCCATTCAATTGTTTGAATACAACACCCTCACGCATTTTTTGCGGATTGATAGATGATTTTCCATCAGCGTACTTCAAAACAGATTCGATATTATCTTCACCTAAACATTCTAATGCATCCAATGGTGCATGACACAATACTGGGACATGAAGCAATCCTAAACTATTTGTAATATTCATACGATGAGTAGGACTTGCATATTGACCATCAACAACACTATATACATTGAACAAATAAAATTCCTGCCCTTTGATACCATAATGATTGCCTTGAATTCCTTCGCCAATACACTCACCCTGAATCACTACATTGTTCAGATTAAGATTACGCATTTTTGCTTCAACATCATATTTACGTGCCATCTTCCAAAATGTATTACCTTCAGTTTCTGTCAAATTGAGATTACGACTGCATACAATAAATTCATTATCGATTAAACCCATAGTACAAGATGAACCTTCTAATTTTTCAGTCATTTCGTAAACATAGGTACGCAATTCAGAATATTCATTTGTTAAATTCTGAATACGCTCTTCATCAGTTTTTGGGATTGCAGATGGCCATGGACCTTTCACAACTCCAGACAAACATGCTGGAATTGGTGGTTCATATTTTTGAATGGCCAGGCGATCAGTTACATCTGTACCTTCACTATATGTGAATGAATAATCATCTGTAATTGGTAAAATCAATCCCTGACTAATTTGGCCTCGCAGACGTACAGTACGCAAACGTTCACCTTTTACACCATTATATTCTTTGGGTTCGCCTTTTGACAAAAATGGTGCCAGTTCAGTAGGAATCCAAGAATCCACCTCACAATAAATCACCATGTCACCAACATTAAACTCACCTTTCTTGACTACAACCTTCCATGAATGTACTGTTGCAACTTCAATTGCATCGGCATCTGGAATAGGTTGGATGTCAATAATTTTTTGAATACTAGCCAATTTTCTCATAGTCGTTCTCGTTTAATTCCAAGTTGAATCATTTTATATAGGTTAGGTGAATATCTATTCAACAATTTCTTTTCAGCATGTTGCCACTTTTTCCATTGCACAGAATGATTTCCCAAATAATGCACATGTCCGAAAATATCTTCTATTGTTGAATAATTATATTTGATTCGCTCAATAAATCTACCACGAGGTTTCGGATTACCTTTGTGTGAGCGTGGAAAATCATAACAGACAATAAATTTCAAAATGGCATATCGTCCATAAAATCTGATGCATTGAATGACATTTCATTATCATCATTATATTCGCCAATATAACTCTCATCTGTATTTCTTGCTGCATCTGCTTCAGTATCAGTCATGAGATCATTCGGCCCATATTCATAATCTTCTGGATGGGGACCACGGTCACCCACGAAATGGGGATTAGGATACCAAACATCATAATCACAAAGCAACCATGGCTGATCAGGGTGATCAGCGCCATAATTCCACACCCATTCACGCACTGCTTCTTCCATCCACGACATGATTAACCCCAATCCTTGAAATTCATATCAGCTTCATTGTCATTATAACCTGCTTTATAGGCCTTGATTTCCTCATCTGTCATATCAGTGCGTTCCACTTTCTCAGATTGATAAGTACCATCTTTGAAATAATGTGGACACGATCCGCGACGATAATACGAGTCTGCAGAACCGCGGTCATAAGGACCACCATGGCGTTTATCATATTCCATATTAAACTCCAAATTTCTTTGCATAAAAACGAACTGCGGCTTCCTTGTTGTTGCGTACAACCGCAACCTTACCAGAACGGAAAACCACCCACTGATTACGATGTTCAAGAAATTTTACTTCGCCGTCAGCACCTGTATATTTCTGCGGACGACCGCGGCCAGTATGTGCAAATTTTGCACCTTGTACTGCAACAGCGACCGGCGCTTCCTTCAGATCGACATAATAACGATCTTTGATTTTAAGAGTGCCATCAATAGCGTATTTTTCGAGTTCAACACCAGACAAACCACGATATTGGCCCTGCACCAAATACTTGAAAAAGTATTCCTTTTGCCATGCCAATGCATCAGCAGGAACATTATAACCAAAATCTTTTTCTAGCATTGCTTGATAATTGGCATTAGCGGGCAAAGCGCGCAAAAATCCAATCATATCAGTCATTGAATTAAATTTCGGTACCATATTACGCTCCGTAGTAATTGCAAAACAGTTCAAAATCATTCCAGGACATATCAATCATCTCCCAACGATAATCAGTGTTAAAATCTTTTGAAAATTTCATTTGTTGGCGAATGAACATTTATATCTCCTTTAATCGATGAATTCATTTTACACGATTGGCACTGAATGTCAACACCAACCGTAAGTCATTGATTACATTGTATGATAAAGTTCGGTAGAAGGATCACAACAACCACCGACCTCACTACGACGAATGTAGATTGGAGTTTTGCCATCACCAGAGATTCGGTTATAAACTGCAACCATCGAATCATGCTTGGTTTCAAATTCTTCATTGGACATAACAACATACGGCGCATTGCGGCCAGACATGTTGAGTTTTGATCTGAGTTTTGTGCAGGCAGTTTTCGCGCCTTGCAAGGTTTTATATGAAGCCGGGCTATAATGATCAGGCTTGCGATAAAGCTGTTCAGTTTCGGTGTTCATAATAACGAAGTATGTCATGATTGACTCCTGTATTCGATGAATTCATTTTACATGAGCCATCGAAGGAGTCAATACATATTATAACCTATTGATTATTTTAGGTTTGCTACTCTATCACATAAATGATATTTTAGTGCTTCTTCGGCAGTCAAAAAAACATCCTCAGGTGGTAATAGATATTTGTGAATATCAGCATCTTTAAGACCAGAACATTTTTTATAATGTTCGATCATGCGTTGATTCGTCAAATCATATTCTTTTGCAACAGCGAACAATTCATGACTTTTACCAACTGAACCCGCACTAAAACGATGACTCAGAATACTTGTGTTTGGTGTTAATATTCTTTGACCTTTAGTACCGCTGATAAAAATCATCAATGCTGCAGAAGCAATTTGACCCATACCAACTGTACGAATGGGAATATGAGAACTATTCATAATATCGATTATTGCAAACGCATCAGTCAATGAACCACCAGGACTGTTGATTAAAAGATTGAGAACATCAGGCTTTTCTTCATCATCAGTAAAATTACTTTCAATCACCCACTGTGTAATTTGTTTAGCAACTTCATTATCGATTTCATCGTAAATGAGAGCAAATGAATTTAATTTATCGCTTTTTTTATTAAGGCCACTCAACATTGCTAGATCTAAACTTTTCATTTTCTCCCTTTCGGTTTATTTGAATATCCATCTTTGTACCAACCAGAACCTTTTAACTGAAAACTAGTTGATCTTGATATTTGTTTTTGCATCGGCAAATTGCAATGTGGGCACCATACTTCAATATAATCTTTTGATGTAAGAACTTCTTTTTCAAAACCACATTTCTCGCATTTGTAATCTGCTAACGGCAATCAATTTCTCCATTACTTTGAACATCTTGATAATGTCCATATATGTACTTCATATTCTGGCATAGTACCGCTCGATGTAGTAATTTTTTCACCAGTGATAATGATTTTATGCAAATCAAATGTCAATATTTTTATACGAGTAATTCTTTCCAAAATTTTACCATCAAGTGCTTGAAGTTCCATATAACTTGGATTTCCAATTATTTGAACTCCAGAATAATGTTTAATATTTCCACTATTTTCAATAAAAATATTTGCGTCAAAGATCATAATAATTCCTTTATTTTTAGAAACCAATTTTTCCGGTTTTCAATGAATACTTGAGGCAACCCAAACTCATTAGCAATAAGTACCACAAGGTTCTTAATATTAAGACCATATCTTTCATGTACCATAATGCTGTAGATACTGGTTTGTATGAAGTAATTGTCAATATCATGTTTATCCTTTAATTTGGTCGTAGTTTTAAAATCTATAACTGAAAGCACACCATCGAATTCTGCTACACAATCAACTGTTCCAGCCATTTTCAGAGAGTGACTATACAAAGGTGACTCAAGTAATTTAATATTATTTATTCTGTCTAAAATAGGTTTAAACCCTTTGAACAGAGATATATCAATCAGTCTATTTTTTTCAATGTAAATACGATGATTGAGAAGATAGTTTTCAGCATTTTCATGTAGTGTTGTGCCTCTTGTTGCTGCACGTTTGCTTACTCGTTTCGCTTCATCTTCACCGATTGATTCTTTCCATTCTTTAAGTTTATACTCAGATGCTTTTCCTAAAATGGTAGTAACTGAGGGATAATGATTTCCCTCAGGTGTTACATAATATCTACCCGTATCAGAATTGACTTGAGTCAATTCTATAGAATCTAACCATGTATGATTGAATTTACCATTCGACCAAAAATCACAAAACTTCTTTACCTCGCTCATAATATTTTTTTCTCTCTTCAAGACCAAGCATTTTAGACCCATTTACTACCTTTGTACATCCTTTTATATTATCATCATCTGCAAATCTATTCAAATCTTTTTTTATCCAAAACCAGATAGCAGAAATGATAGCCATTCCAGGATCTTCTACAATTTCAGGGCGTTCTAATATTTCTGGATTTTCAACCCATTCAGAAAATCTTTGATAATTATATCTTCCAGTTAATTGAATCAGGCCGCGTCCCATGAATTTTTTACCATCACCCGGTTGGGTATTACCTAACCCAGCATGATTTTCATATTTTACTTGCCATGGAGTAGGGCCCCAAATTTCTCTCAAAAATCTAAAACCGCCGGATTCATGTAATGTTTGTGCTAGAAACATTGCTTGTCTATTTGTTGTATTAATTTCATAGTCTTCAAATGCTATAGTTAAAAGTGATGCCCATTTATCTGAATTTTTTACTGATGGGCATATTTTTAATAATTGTTCTGGTGTCATAAATCTATCCCTTCAGATGTAATAATCCAAGATTTAACAAAGTCAGATCTAACAATATCTCGTGGGAGAAAATGTACTGAATCAAACCATTTTGGCATATCAGCAGTAACCCGAAGTAATTGATCATGACAACTTGCTTCTCTTTTACTAGTTAAATCGCACTGTTTATTATCACCTATGATAATCAACTGACAATTTTTGCCTACTCTGGTTACAATTGAATTCATTTCATGCCAATTTAAATTCTGATATTCATCGACAATCACTACACAATTTTCTAATGTCAAACCACGAACATAACTAGTAGTAATAAATTCTATCATATATTTTTTAGCAAGAATATCCCATGCAGTTCCATTGTTACATAACTGATTGATAATTTGCTTATATGGAATTTTATATGGGTCTGCTTTTTCATCTAATGAACCGGGCAGAAATCCAACTGATCGGGTTTCGACTGCACTTCGTATAATGACAATTTTCTCAACATCTCCAGCTAATAAATCTTCAAGGGCAAGAGAACATGCGACAAAACTTTTACCTGTGCCTGCTGATCCGTGTGCAATAACATGCATACCCTCATCATAAGCAAACATCATTTGTCTTTGTGCTTCAGTCATCGGTTTTACTTCAAACGCCATTTTTAAATGATCTTTATTTGGTTGGCGTACAGCTCTAACTTTTGGTTTTTGTTCTCTTTGAGCTTTTTGTTGGGTCATAAATGATCCTCTTATTAGTTATAAAATAGGAAAGGCGAATACTATCAAATATTCGCCTTTTATGTAGTTTATTTTCTTATATTATACCCTCGTTAGCATAGAATAATCCTTTATTTCAGCGCCGGGTGACTTTGATTGCACCTTTTGCAGAACTTCTCTCATTCCGGAATTCGGTCGAGTGAAACCTAATCGAACCGGATCTCCCAATGATGGAGCTCCATCTATATAGTGTTCTACACTGTTTTGTGCATTGCACTTTGGGCAGGGATCAGCCTCGGGTATTTTTCTGTTTGAGATCGAGTTCATGGCTTCCCAGGTTTCACCACATTCTCTACATCTGTATGCATAGTTAGGCATTATGTTCCCTTATATTATTTATCGTATTTTACAAATGAACCAATTGATATTTTCCTTTTTCTCTCCATGCTTCAAAAACTTCTTTTGCTATTTTTTCTGATTTAGTTGAAAATTTTATATTACCTGTTATTACATCAATTATCACAAATCTCTGGTGAAATATACTGTTCAACATATAGCCCCGCTTCCTGTAAGAAAATTAAACCATTATTAGAACGATACTCATTTAAATAATACAGTTCAGCAATTTTAGCTCTAGCAATAAGTTTTGCACAATGAATACATGGAGCATGAGTTAAAAATAATGAACCACCTTTTGCGGATACTCCTTCTTCTAAAAGCTTACCTATTACATTTTCTTCTGCATGTAAAACGCCATCTTTTGTGATTAATCGATGATATTTACCTGTCTTTGGATCATACATATCAGTGCCTTGTAACACTTCATTGTGTTTTACTTCATATGAATTTTCACAATTGTTATCGTGTCCTGGAAGTGTTCCATTGTAACCAATAGAAATCATACCAGAATCAGCAACAAAAACTGCACCGACTTTCAATCGGCGCGCATATGATTGTTGTGATACTCTAATTGCAATATCAAAATATAACTGTTTTTCTTTATTTTTGAACATAACGGGGATAAACTTTTGCTACCAATTCAGCAGTAACATTTGGAAACAACTCAGTTAAAGTTCGATCCTTTGCTGCACATAAAATGTCACCTTCTTGTGCAGGTACCATTTCCAATACTTGAATAAATACTCTTTCACGATCTAACCGTTTGATACCAGAACCAACTAAACACGCTTTCAATCTACCAATTTGTGATGCCAACGGTGTTTTCATATCAGCATTAACTTCTTCATCACGTTTATATGGAGGCATTCCTCCAGGCAGATCAAGTTTTGTTTTCTCGTTGAAATTCAATGAAAGAAGCATACTAAGAGAAACACTCGCACCCCATTTTTTCAAGAATGTTATTTTTTGTTCTTCAGTTTCTGCATCATTGATTAATTGTAAAAACTCAAAAGCATGTCTTGCATTACCTTCTGTTATTTTTTCTTTAGCCATTTCGGGTCTCCATAATAATTCATAATTTGGTGGATATAAATTGATAGGTGTAAATAATGTCATTCAAAATTAAAAATCTCCAATCGAAGCAAATAAAAGTGCCATTCTATTTTTTGAAAAATAACTCATCAATTTCATTGCACTGCCTTTTATTTTATAATTTACATATTCATCAATGATATTACTATATATGGTGTCTGGAATTTTATCAAAGTCGATCAATGTTTGATTGCGAATAAAATTGCGTTTTTCATCAGTTGTTTTACAAGCATTGATTCCATCCTTAACAAACTCCGCTAGTCGATTTTTACGCATAGGTGTCTGTCTAGTTGCTTCATCATTTTTTGATCTATCAATTGCCCACTGATCATTAGTCAGAATATTAGGAATATTATCACCTGAATCTCCAGTACATACATGTTCCATTATATACGTTTCAACTTTCCCCTTTGGTTTAACAAGTTTTTTCTGCAACGGTGACCATTGTTTTACTGTAGGATATTTTTGCAATTGAACAAAATCACCATCACTAGATAATATCATAATTTTCTGTGCTTCACCATCAAACAGACCTTCTTGAACTGTTTCATTCGTTTGAAGATATTTTGTCATGCAGGCAATAATATCATCTGCTTCAGCACCGTCTACTTCAAGAACAATATATGGAAAATTAGCACGAAGATCATTTTTGATTTCAGTGATCGATTCAAAAATCAAATCCCAATTAAGTGTATCAGCATCACGCGAGTGTTTTCGATGCCCTTTGTATGCTGGGAAATAATCTCGCCGCCAATATGACTTTGAATCACAAGCAAGCACCATTTTACCATATTCAGAACTATATTTTTTCTTGAATGATAGTAAAGTAGTGAATGCCATATGTTTAATGAAATTTTTAGTTTCAATTGGATCTTTTTTGAGTTCTTTATTATTGACAATACAATTAGCAATAATGATCTGACTCAAATCTACTATAATCATTTTATTTCCACCGTTTATTGAATTCTTCAAGAACTGCATCAGCAATAGGAAGACATCTTTCAACTTCTTTTGCTGTACGAATTTGCAATGTTGTCATTGCTGCACTAATAGCAGCAATCCAAATTTCTTGTTGTGCATCAAGACTTTTTACTGTTTTTCCTTCAGTAAGTACTTCTACTTTCTTAGGACGTCCTGGTCCTCTAGGTTTTTCTTTCGGTAATACTTGTGATAAAAATGCAGCAGTTTCTTGTGCTCGTGCTACATCTGGATCGTTGATAGTCTGTGTAGTTGTGCTCATGTATTCCCTTTCAATTATAAAAATGCATTGATAATAATATAATCTTCATTTACCCTTCCTGTTGCTCTACCCATCGTAGCTTTAATTTCATTAAACAAATTACTAATAGGTCTTTTAGACATAGTATTAATATCGTTCAACTGAATTTCTGGCTTTCTAAGAATTTTACTTCCCGATTTTTCTGGATCGAAATTCTGTACTGTTGTTCCCTTGATGGTCAATGTATAACCATCCAAAGCTTGATATTTAAACAACTTACGCAATTTTGTATTATACAACCATACTTGATCTGAACCAACAATTTTATCAGGTGTTATTGATTTCAATTTAAATTCAATAAATTCTCTCATATATTTCATTTTTGCTGCTAACACACTTGCTGGTTTCTCTTTACGTTTTCTTGGAGCACGAGTTGTTTTAGCGATCTGAGCAATCGTACCACAATCGGCTATAACTGTTTCCATGTATCCTATGATCTTATTTAAAACTCGCTTACCACCGTATGCTTCTGTCAGTTCTTTGTCATCATTAGCAGTTTTGAATTCATTAAGTTTAACCTTTGCCCATTCAGCTATTTTCTTTGCAACAGGCGCTTTAACTTGATTAGATGTTAAAGATGTTTTGACATCTAAAATGTCACCAGTTTTAATTAATGTATCAATTGAATGTTCAAAAATTTCACCGATCATTTCAGATGCAGCATCATTGATATAATCTTGTACTGATTTTGTTTTTTTCGTTACTACAGAAACACTTTCTGTCTCAACAACATTAGCATTTGCTATTTCAACCAATTGATTATAAGCATTATCAAGACGAATCAAATCGTGCTCATGAAGCGGAATATCACTTATCGCCATGTGAGCGACAGCACCTATTGTACTGAACCATGAATCTGGTAAATTTTTTAAAGGTGTTATATTTTTTCCCTGAGTTTTCCAATATTGGAAAGCAAATTTTGTTTTCTCTTTTGGATCGACGTTAGCACTATAATGATTAAGCGCTCTAACCATAGACATTTTATAGTCCATAATATTAAAATCTGGAGGATGTATAGACGATTTCGCCTTTAGAATCGCTCGTCCTTTTGCTTGCAACTTTTTACTTCTAGCCATAATAAACTCCTGTCAAATCACAAAATCATTATGTCACGATAACATATTATTCGTCAAATCTTTTGAATCATATCCTCATGATTAACATGTATTGTAGCTGCTTTACCTGAAACAGGGCCAACTTCAAATTTGCCGTATACTGGTTTTGCTACAATGATACCAATTCCATCTGATTTTCCAGCACGACGGAATTTAATTTTATCACCAACATGATAATGTGCATCAGTTTCTTTTACATCAGGGATAGATTCAATACGACTGCGAGGCGCCATTGTCGTAATGATCATATCTTTAAATGGGCTACGATCATATTTTTCTGGTTCAACAGAACCAATTTTGCCAGTGATATTAACACGAGCGTCTTTTTTCACACCAGAATCACCTGATGATGTAAACATTTTGATCAAATGACCATCATCAGATTTTATAGTAACAATATGTTTTGTACCACCCCACTGACCTTGAGATTGATATGCAAATGAACTAATCACTAAACCATTAATATTAATTTTATCGCCAACTTTGCCGGCGCCTTCCTGTTTCAAAGTTTTCATGATACCTTCTTTTTTAACAAGAAGCCCTTGTTCTTTTTCGTGCATCATAACACCTGCAGAAAGATAACCAGTCATTTTAAGTGATGTATTTTCTGCACTAGCTGCTTTACTTATATTTGTCCAAAATTCTTCTTTTCCTGCTTTAGGATGATTCTTCATCCATGCAATAACTTTTTCTGCTTCTTTTTCATCTTCCTTAGTTACAGGAATATTATTCATTTCAAACCATTCTTTAGCAGAAATAGAAGCTGGTTTACGACCAGGATTCAAATGTTTATTTACTGCCATTGCTGTAGATTCATTCGACCCATATGATTGGGTCGATACAAATCCGCGCTTTTTAATTGAATGCACTGCAGCAGCAACAATATCTTTAACACCGAAAAGAGAAACTACACGACCATAACCACCCTCGTAATCAGGGTCAGACATGTTGCTAAATGCACTTTCAATGTCATATAAAGCTTCTGCAAAATTTGCATATTTAGTAGGATCTGCATGGCCAAGAAAATCCTTGAGACATGAACGCCCTACTTCCATATATTTCCGACCTTTTTTGACAACAAATGTCTCATTGCGACGAGCACGTTTTTTGCAATGATCACAAGTCAAATCATGATCATCAGAATATTTTTTAGGAAGTTTGTTACCAGGTGCGCTTTTCGCTAATATTGACGAAGATCCCTCGAGTGGCTGACGCTTCCCAATAAATGACCAACCATTCAATTTAGGTGCTTCACCTTCAATATGAACTGGGATCATATTGATTTTAGTCTTTTTCAATTCAAAACCATTATCATCGTATCCAGGCAAATCGGGATTTTCAAAACGACGATCAACAAAAATTTTAACAAAAGGTGTTCCTTTTGTTACCACAATGGGTGACAATTTCAATTTTGCTGCAATTTTGTTAAGTTTCTCAATTTTAGCATCAAGAAACGACATATTATGCTCAGGAATCTCAAAATCCTTGGTTTTGATTTCAATCGGCGCTTCTTCTTCTTCGATCAAAAATTCTTTAAATGTGGCAATCATATCAATCATCCCGTTACAATGTAATTCAATATTTATCATTATAACGGGACTATTTTATATGTCAATCAATATCGTAAGTTATTGATTATTAACGCATTACTGTTTCATAAAGAACTTGAAAATCCTCCTGCTCAGTCACTTCTTTATCAAAGGTTGATTTATGAAATGCTCTTGCCATCTTAGAAAGCATAGATTTAGGTAATTCATATTTTTCATTAAGCATTTCCAAGATTTCCTTGATCTGATCTTTTTCACCATCAATACGAACCATACAATCTGAGCATTCTCGCATTGCATCTTTAATCGCTTTAATATCAGCAGGATTAGAAGGTACTACAATAGTTTTAGTTGTTACAGTCATAATTACTCCTTAATATGAAATTACAGAATCAAAACGGAAAGAACGCCATGCTGCTTTTTCAACATCCCAAACTGGTTGTACTTCATCTGAGTGTTTTCGTGTGCTTTCATGCAAATCAGTTGATGGTATCAATGTCTCCATTAAAGTACAATCCATGATTCGTTCTTCACCGTTCATTTTAGTAAACGTGACTCGCACGATTCCTTCATGTAATTTTGTTTTCAGATCATTTTTATCAATCATTTTATCCTCACTCTCTAACTGTATATTGTGTAATAAATTCCACTCGTATAGGTTCGATTCTTTTTGTAACAACATTAAATACAAATAACATCGGACCTGGTGATTCTCTTTCTAACCGATCCACCTGAGGACCTTCGGGAATAAGTGATGGATTAAGAGTACACACTCTATATTCTTTATGTGATTGTCTTGTTATTTCTACATCTAAAATATTTTCTCTTAATTTTTGCTTAAAATCAACAATATCAATCATGTTTTTTCTCCCATCCTATTCCGTCATTAATAAAACCATCATTCAGATCTTCTTTTGAGAAGAGTTTGTCAGTACGTTCAAACAGCTTGCAATCAACTTCTACAATTTTACCTTGCTCCATCAACTCCTCAACAGAATGATTTTCTAAATCTAAATCATCCATAATACCATCCAAATGTTCTTTCTGTGCTGCTTTATTTTCTGGACTGCCATAAAAACTAAGTTCCCAAAATGTTCCTTCAATCACATTACCCAATGTATATTTCTTCTTGGCAGCAAATAAAATTTGACTTGCTGGGTCGCCAGGTGTCCATTCCTTTGTATCTTTGTAAATGTTAAACTCTTCATTGAGTTTGATAGGTAGATGCAAAATTTCATTCAAGGGCATAAAATCAATACCCCAAGAGATACGGTACCCTGCTTTGTATACAGGTTCTTCTTTATTCCATGATTCCCATTTATCTTCTTTAAGTTCCCATCCAATACCATGAAATTGTGGCATGTCATTCCATCCCACATATTCATCATTCATTTCATAATGCCAATACAGTTCGACGTACTCAACATTGTCTGGATGATATTCATGTGGAAGAGGAACATAATCTTTCTTAACTTCGTTCCAATGTTCAATGAATGGTTTGATCCATGAAGTGCGATATATCACATTCAAAATATCAACTTCTTTTGATACGATGTTAAACAGATGATCTAGAGTAGCACCATATTCAATTTCAATTTGTTTGTCCAAATATTCGTAGGGGTCATCAGTCACATCATAAATGTCATAATGCCCTTCACTAATGACTTCATCATAATTCCATTTTTTGGAAAGCAATTTACCTTCTTTGGTAAGAACAAGATCATACCAATTGACGTTATCTGGTATATCTTTGTCTTCAAGAATTCCAACTATTTCACTCATATGCCTAACCTCTTTTCAAATATAACTTGTTTATGAATAATATCTAATCTGAATGAATTTTTTCTGTGCAATACGAAAGGATGTTTAATACCACGAATGTGTGAGTTAATACGAAATGGTTTATGACATCCACAAAGATAATATCTGTTGTTATCATCAACAACATGATAACGCATACCATGATAAGTGTCAAATAATCTTGACCCAGAACATTCAGAACCTTTTCTCATTTTAGTCACTCTTTAAAATTTATTATCTTCAATTCACCCTCTAAGGTTTCAACAATTGCGGTACAACTTTCTACCCAATCACCACAATTGATATATGTTAATCCATTAATGTCACGAATTTCAGCATGATGAATATGACCAGTTACGACTCCATCAACGTGTCTATCTTTAATAGATTCAACAACAGCATCTTCATAATCTGAAATAAAACTTACTGCTTGTTTAACACTATACTTAACATATTGTGACAGTGAAAAATGCGAAGTCATTCCAAATAACTTACGAACTGATGTTACTATTTTATTAGATTTAAGTAAAATAGAATATCCAACATCACCAAGTTTTGCTATCCAAGTATAATTGTTAGCAATTAGATCAAAT